GTCCTGACGCTCTGGGTCAATCGTACGCTGGTCGCCTGTATGGTGGTTCAGGTTCCTTCATCGAAGGTTCCGGTGGCCGCACAGTGAAGCTGGAAGTTGTATCGCAAGCTGTTGAAGCTGGTACACGTAAGCTGCAAGCTGGTTGGACAGTCGAAGCAATGCAAGACTTGAAGAGCCAGCACGGTCTCGACCTCGAGTCGGAACTGTCGCAAGTTGTCTCCGCTGAAATCGTTCAGGAAATCGACTCCGAAATCCTGTCTGACCTGCTGGCTCTGGCTGGTACGGTTGGTACATACGACTACGCAACGATCGGTCTGGGTCCTCAGTACCAGCCAGCATACCTGGGCGACCGTTTCGCCAACCTGGGTATCGTGATCAACGCAGTCGCAAACGAAATCGCACGTAAGACACGTCGTGGTGCTGCTAACTTCATCGTTGTCAGCCCAATGGTTGTGTCAATCCTGCAATCGGCAGCTAAGTCGGTGTTCGCACCAGCTGTGGCCGGTTCGTTCAAGGGTCCTAACAACACAATGTTGGTTGGTACTCTGAACGGTTCGATCAAGGTTTACTCGTACCTGTGGAACCAAGTCTCCGGACTGGGTGCTGCTGCTAACGACGTGATCCTGGTTGGATACAAGGGTGGCAATGGTGAGACGGATACTGGTTACTTCTACTGCCCATACATCCCACTGATGTCAAGCGGTGTGATCATCAACCCAGTAACGTTCCAGCCAGTCGTTTCGATGATGACACGTTACGGTAAGACAGCATTCACACAGACACAAACGTCTCTGGGTAACAGTGCTGATTACTACGGCAAGATCAACGTATCGAACTTCCAGTTCGCGTAATTGATGGCCCGCAAGGGCCCTGTCAAGATCAAAAAGGTCCACTTTGGTGGACCTTTTCTTTTGGGTTGATGTATCATGTTAAAATGACTCGATATATCAAACAACGCGATAACTTCCGCTGCGTCCCCATTGCGTTCATTAACGCAATCAAGTGGGCAGGCATGGACATTTCATATGAATCATGCATCGATCACTTGTGTCAACAGATGCGAACTCGGCCGGAAGATGGAGGATCTTATGCATCATATTTTCTTCCTGTAATGCGTCAATACGGTAGCGGACTGATCAAAATTGAAGACAAAATTACTAATCCGTCAATATCTCAGTGCAAGGCTGAGCTATTCAACGGCAAGGCATTGTTCCTATCACACTGGGTCCCGTTTGAAGAGATGCTACATTTGACGTTTATCCCGCAATATGATGCTGGGTTTGTGATGGTCAACAGTTTTGTTGAAGCCATCGACAATCCAAACACTGTATTTGTTTGTGATGACCAAACTTTCCGCTCGCGTGTCATACGTCATAACTTCAACAGACGGAAGTTCTTCATCCATCCAATTGCACGCGTTTAGGGTTTGCGTTTTTGAACATCCCACCTACAATGCAGATAAATACCAATTCAAGGGAGCGCGGTAAGGCTATCTGCAATTATGCAACAAACGTTCAAACAGTATCTCGAAGGTAAACAACAACTATTACAGGCGATAGAAAATACGCCCATTGCTGTTGTTGAATATGAAGTCAAAAAGTACTGCTCACTAACCGTTGGTGAAACGGAAGATGAGAAGTTGATGATTGGGTTGAAGCCGAAACACAAGATTGTCGTCGAGTGGAGATATGACAATCCTACTAATCCTACACCGGAAAAAATCCAAGTGATCGGTGCAAAGGATGTAGATATAGATGAACGATTTAGCACCTTTTGGTCTGGATCGAAGCTCCAAAAGTGGCTGACGCGCCACGCCAAACAAGGGGAAAACAATGGCTACACCGCTTAAACTGATCAAAACGGCACAGAAGCTCGCCGAAGAAATTCACGACACCAACACAGCAATAGAAGCAAATATTGCGTATGTTGCTGAACAAACGAAACTTAATGTCAAGATCGTTACGGAAAGCGTGTTAAGTCTGTTGGCAAACGTCGCTGTCAAGGCTGAACAAGGTCAGCCGATTGACCTAATGCACCAAAACTCTGTTGCTGCTTTCTTGGCTGGTGTCGAAGCGATTGCACGTGCACTTCCGGGGGCAGACGACGAACAAAAGAAACAGAATACATTGCGTGCTTTGGCCGTTGCAGGACTAGGTGAAGACGGTCAGATCAATGATGCAACGTTCCCAATCATCAATTTGGGCGCTCGTAAGGCTGATTTGCATCAACAGTGGGCACAAAAGTTGAAACAATATGTCGCAACAGGTGAAGGTGCTCAACTTGCACAAACAGTTCGCCAACTACAAATGAATGTCGATCGTGCAATGCGTTCGTCTATGGCACCACGTTCAATGGCTCCAACAGGACCAAGTATGCAGGGACATCCGCCATCGGGTGGCTAATTTTACCCTATTTTGAAACAGGACCAAAGGAAGTCGTTGACTTCCTTTCCCTTTTTCCATAGGATGCGCTCCATTCCAACTATTGGGGCCTTAAATGCAAACGTGTATCACCCAGGACTTGTTGCCTGCTGCAATAGACCAAACGATCCATGCGGACGCTTCGTTTGAAGCCAAGATCGATTGGTTGAAGTTCATCGAACCGACGATTGCCATTCTGTGGAAACAAGGCAAGACGACTGTCAAGCCTGTATTCCTGATGACCGAAGACGACCTCGTTTACTAACCGGAGCACCGCATGACCTTTCTGTCTACCCATTTCACGGAACAAGAACTCACGCCCGTACGTGAGGGAGTTCGCAAGTTCATCCGGCTAACTGGCCTGATTCACGATCCGAATCCATTGGTGTGGAACAAATGGTTCACCGATGAAGGTGACCTGAAAGCTGCACTGCATTCAATCGCTGACGCATTCAAAGCCACGCACACGATGGTCGGCAAACGCAAGTACCAGGGTGTTGATTTTGACGCACCCAGGGAAGTTGGAAAGGATATGGCGACTTGGTACTTGTCGGGAGCCAATGATGGTGAGGTTGCCCTGATGCGCAAACGCAATTTGCCGATGATGTATCTGGTGATTGAGCCGGTCGTCCAGTTGTTCTACAAGTTTGACCACGAAACGATGATTGCTGTGGCTGACGAGTTGATCGCTGATGTGATCGCGTTGGTCGACAATACGACTGACTACGGCACGTACGATGATGCACTCGTAGCGCAAGCCCAGGTGCAACAACTGATCCGCCAACGCGACGAAGCGCGCAAGGCTGCGTTAGAAGCCAAGCGCAAGAAGTCCAAGCGGCGCGATCCGCTGCTGGATCTTCTTGCTACGTACGGTGCTCCGGAAGAGGGAGAACTCGATCCGGAGGTCGAAGAACTGTACATCTGACCCTCACAATGTCTATCGGGGCACCCTCTTGGGTGCCCTTTTCGTTGCTGTGTCGATAAATAGCTGATACCGTGAGGAAACAGCATGAGTACATTTGACATTGCCAGCGACGCACCGGGTCTTCTGCGCGCAGAAGCGATCAATATCACCCTGAAATTTGATCGCACAGGACCAACAACCGGACGTATTAGCTGGAACATTCCACAGCCAGCAGCTGGTTGTACAGCAGAAACGCAAGCATATTGCGGTATGCTCGTTGCTTTGGACACAAAACCTGCTGCGGTTGGAAAGGCACCAACAACTGGTCAAGTGTATAGCTCCGACCCAACAGCTGATACAAATCTATTCGCTGGTGATAAGTTAGATAGTGCGATGATTGTTGGTGCATTCTACCAAGATCGCACAACAACATTCTTTGACGTTACCGGGTTGATGGCAAACACGCCATACTACATCACTGGTTACCCTGTTGATTGCCAGTTGCGTTACTTTGTACAAGGGGTACACGCATATTCAACAGAATTGACAAACCACGGAACAGACGGTACGCACGGTACACAGATCCTTGTTTTGAACACAAACCAACCAACAATGGGTGTTCAGCCAACAGACGCAACAGGACTGCTCCCAGCTACTCCGTATGACTTTACGATTCAAATCGGCATTACGCCACTGCCTAATCGGCCATTGGATTCCGTTGAATGCCAACTTGCAGCACCAAAATACACGATCACTGTCAATGGATCAGACGCACTAACATTCGAACAACTTGTTGATGCGATCAACGAGCAGTTGTCGCTGCTTTCTGGTGGTGCGCAAGGTCCAACACCACCAAATACCGGTGCATATTACTGGAACAGCTCGCAAAAGAAATTGTTCCAGTGGGATGGATTTCAACACGTTGAAATCCCTGTAATTTACGACACGCAGACCCCGTCTATCGTTAACCTCGGTGATTACTGGCTAAATCCAACCACAAATATCTTGTCGTTCTGGAACGGCGCTGTGTGGATCCCCGTTGTCGTTGTTGCCCACGCTACCGACCCAACTCAACCAACCGCTGATGCGTCGTTCTGGTTTGATGGGGTCAATGCTTACGTTTGGAACGGTGTCACATGGTGCCAAGTGACGATCTACAATCAGGCAACCGATCCTTCTTTGGCAACCGTTCCACCTGGTGGATCATACTGGTATGACACGGTTCATGCTATTCTGTACAAGTGGAATGCCACATTGCAGATTTGGATGTCGACAATTGCCATCCAATACCACATTGACCCCAATGCTCTACCAAATGGCACATACTGGTTCAACGAAACAGCGAACAAGTTGTTTACGTGGAACGTTCCGATGCCTGGATGGAACGAAGAAACAAACGTAGCTATTGCGGAAACAGCTCCGGCTACCCCGGCACCAGGTAAGTTCTGGTATAATCCAACGACAATGGAACTGTTTCAGCGTGACCCACTGAATACAACGTGGGTTCAGCAGGACGTTGTAGTATTTCCATTTGACCCTACTCAACGGTCATTCTGCGACCTGTGGTGGAATACGATTACTGATCAATTGTTTGTATGGGATGCAATCAACAGTGTATGGGTGCTAGTTGTTAATTTCTTCCAGCAGCCAGTCGATCCTTCCCTTCCGCCAACAATTGTCGAGGGGGCTGTGTGGTATAACTCCACAACAGGCGTTTTGTATGTGTGGGAAAACAACTGCTTCACGGTAGTGTCGTTTGTCACGTGGCCTACCGACCCAACACAAGGGTTCATTATTGGCACAGTCTGGCACGATACCACCAACAACCTATGGTACGTGTGGACACTTGGGGGCTGGGTCGCAATCGACATCATCTCGTCAATTAACGATCCAACAATGCTGCCGCCTGGCACATTCTGGTTCAATCCTACTGGTAACGTCCTACAAATGTGGAACGGGGCTGTGTGGGTGTCGATTCTGTACTCACCAACACCGCTCACTCCTACGGTTGGAACACTGTGGTACAATACAACAACCAACATTCTGATGATATGGAATGGCAGCACGTGGATTGTCGCAACACCAAAGGCAACAGTCGAGCTCGACTGTAACGGCAACCTGTTGTTTACTGATACTACGATTGGAAGTCTGTCATTCATCATGTTGACAGACGGAACACTATTTGCGGCATTGAGTGTAACAACACAAATTCACGACGCGCGCCCAGGTGTAGACGGTGCATCCAGCGAGCCAACATATTCAGAAGTTGGCATTGGAACAGACGGCAACGATTCATTCCGTACTTCACTGGGAACAGAGATCCGGTATGAACTTGGGTATCCTGTCATTGATGTTGAACTAACGAAAGAGCAGATGGACTACGCAATTACCAAGGCTTTGAGTGAATTCCGCTCACGTTCAAGCCTTGCATACAAGCGTGGATTCTTCTTTATGTTGTTGAAAGCAAACGAACAAAAGTACTTCCTGACGAACAAGGTGTCAGGAATGAACAAGATTGTCGATATTCTCGGGGTCTACCGTCTAACGTCGTCGTTCTTGTCGTCTGCTCACGGAGCTGGTGTATACGGTCAAATCGTGTTGCAACACTTGTATAACATGGGCACGTTCGACCTGTTGAGCTATCACATTATGGGTGAATACACGAAGCTGATGGAAATTCTATTTGCTGCCCGTGTTACATTCACGTGGAATGAACAATCACGCGAACTGTTCCTACATCACCGTTTTCCACAGGTTGAGCCACGGGTTGCAATTGAGGCGACAGTGGAACGTACAGAGCAGGATCTGTTGAGTGACCGATATGTTCGTCCTTGGATCCGTCGCTATGCCGGCGCAACAGCACGACTAATGTTGGCAGAAGCACGTGGTAAATTTGCATCGCTACCGGGTGCAAGCGGTTCAGTTACACTGAATGCAGCCGAGCTGCGTACAGCTGCACAACAAGAAATTGAACTTTGCCTACAAGAAATCCAAGATTACGTAATGGATCGTCCGGAAGAATACGGGCTTGGCTCCACCTTGACATTCGGCTAATCAATAAATCTCGTTCGCAATAGCCCCTTAAACATAAATACCAGACACGCATTCACCGAATACCAAGGAGCATAGCAATGCCACTGATCACACCTAACGTAAACGTCAAATTCAACGGTACCTTGGAGAACGCAGTCGTTCTCAAAGATGCCGGCGGCTTTAAGACAGTCATTCTTTCTGACGACTTGTCGGCGGCTGATCTCGCCACACTGACAGCATTTGTCAATGATCATGGCGGTGCAGCACCAATGGCAGGTCCTTCTGCTGGTTTTGCAACTGCAAAGTTCCCAGCTGCTACAGTTGGTGGAACAGCAACGGGATTGTCGGCCGTAGCAGCAGCAACTGCTGGTGTGGCAACAATCAACGTCGGTGGTGCAAAAGTTGGTGCTGATCCTTCGGGACTATCGTCATCGGTTGGTACCGCAGGATCCCAACGCGTCAATGTTGATCCTGGTAAGGTTGGAGCAGATGCAACGGGTCTATTTGGTGGTACCGCAGCAACAGCTGGTCGTCAATCAGTTAGCTGGACAGGTCTTGTCGGCGCAAGCGCCACAGGACTGGCAAACGATGCTACTGTGTACACAGCAACAATCACGGTTGATGGCGTTGCAAAAGCAATCGCTGTCACAGGTTCAGCAGCACAAACGTTCACTACATTGGTGGCGGAAATCAACACCGACCTTGGTGCATCTGCTACTGCATCGATTTTCTCTGCAACAGAACTGCGTGTTGTATCAGCAACAACTGGTGCCCTATCAACGGTTGCAATCGTTGACGGTACACTATTCACAGCACTGACCGGTTTTGGCGCAATTCAAACTGCTGTTCCTGGTGCCGCATTGGTTCCAGCAACAACATACACAGCAACGATTACGGTTGATGGCGTATCAAAGCCAATTTCCATCCTTGGTTCTGCTGCACTAACATGGACAACTCTGTTGTCAGAATTGAACACAGACCTTGGTGCTGCCGCTGTTGCCACTCTCGCAGGTGGTGATTTGAAGGTTGAATCAGTCACGTTTGGAACACTATCGCGCGTTCGTATTGTTGATGGTACCTTGTTTGCAGCACTGACCGGTTTTGTTGGTATTCTTCCTCCACAAGACGGCGACGATACGAGCCACACATATAGTGCTCTTGTTGAAGTTGATGGTGTATTGAAGTCTGTCAAGTTTATTGGTACAGCTGGTGCTACGTTTACCGACGTACTGACAGAAGTCAATGCCGACCTCGGCGGTGCAGCAGTTGCCTCGATCGTTGGTGGTAACGTTGCAATCACATCCGCAACCACAGGCGTTGCATCGAAAGTTCGCGTTTATGACGCAGGATTGTTCGCAGCTCTTGCAGGTTACACTGGTATCAGCTGGGTTGATGGTGTTGCTCCAACAGTATACACAGCAACAATGACTGTCGACGGTATTGTCAAGGCAATCGCTGTACAGGGATCTGCTGCACAGACGTTTACAACCCTGCTCGCAGAAATCAATACTGACTTGGCAGGTGCTGCAACAGCAGCACTTTCTGGTGGTAACGTCGTTGTCACATCTGCAACAACGGGTCTATCTTCAACAGTCGTGATTGTTGACGGCTCATTGTTCAAGCACGTTGCTGGATTTGCAGGTTTTGTTGCACCGGTTCCTGGTGCAGTAGATCTAGTAGCTGCGATGAATGCAACGAAGGTCGGTGGTGTTTCACTGTTCGACCAGTTCCAAGTCAAGGTTGTAGGTGCAAAGCCAGCTGTTCCAGCTGTCCCAGCTGTTCTGCCAAATCTGCCACAGTTTACATACTTCGATGGTTTGGTGTGGCGTTACCTAGGCGACGACACTGCTGTCTGATCAACAGCATATCCTGCTGACATAAATACGCCGAAGGGGAAACCCTCTCGGCGTATCCCGCTTTAAGGGACAAAGGAATAGCGTGACTGATTGTGTAACACAACCGAATGGACTTGTATGCCCACCTGCATCAGACTGGGCCACCTGTCGTCCGTGGGATCTGACAACGCAGGATCGTGCAAATTGCTATATTGATTCGTTAAACGAAGAAGCATTGCAGATTGCCGGCGCACAGATCAATGTTCACAAATTGCTCGGGGTCCATGAACAAACGAAACTGGTCGATTTGATCGGTGACGGCAAGGCAATTTCTGGCGGTAATGCTCCTGGGTATCCTGCTGTTAATGCGTTTACCACGCTTGCCAACGAATGGCGCTCACTGCAAACCGGTGCTGCCGCAACGTTAGCATCGACGTATATTGGCTATGATTTCGGTGTTGTCAAGATCCCAAATGGCCGCCAGCGTTACGGTATTGATGCTCCCGTTCGGCAACACATCACCACGATTAAAATCAAGCAAAGCGCTGATCCATTGCGACGTGTTGCAAAGGTGCGTATTGAGCGGTCTGAAAACGGTGCAGAGTGGTACGGTGTTGCGGTTGTAACCCTGCCAAATGATGATCAACTGAATACTGTGCACTTCAAACATAGTGTTCCAAGTCGATACTGGCGTCTTCGTCCGATCGGATTTGTTGGTACAGCCTGTGATAGTTGGGGTGTACAAGCATTGGAAATGTACGATTATTCTGCTACACATATCAGCAATATCGAAGACAAAATCTTGATGGAAAATCGCAACCGCGATTACATGGAAGCGCCGGTTCTGTTGAAGGGATACTACGATATTGTTGCTCCAATGATGGATCTGTCTCGCTTTGGTGCTGAATGGCAAGATACATACACCGTAAAGGTCAATTTTAACTCGTGCGTTGCAAAACTCGGCCGCCTGATTGTTGTTGGTGATATCCTTGAACTACCAAGCGAAACTATGTATACGCCGGATTTACGGCCTATCAAGCGGTTTCTTGAAGTAACAGACGTAACGTGGGATCCGGGTTCATTTACACCGGGATGGCACCCTCTAAACCTGCAAATTACTGCAAAACAAGCCCTTGCTTCCCAGGAGACGCAAGATATCTTTGGCGACCTTGCAAAGAATGTTGATTCATCAGGGCTGTTTGACAAGGACGACGGTAACAATCAAATGTACCAAGACTTCTCGGCTGTTGATCAAACGATCAAGGCTGATGCAGCAACACAAGTACCGGAGCGTGGAAGTGAAGGTTCGAATACGATCCGTGAATTCGAGCCAGAAGAAATCGCAACAGCCGCTGCTCAGGGCTTCCCTCATTTAAGTCGACTTGGGTTCAATCGTCGTGGTGTTTACGTTGAAGACGCAATTCCACAGAACGGTGCACCGTATACAGAAGGTCCCGACTTCCCTACTAATCCTGCGGAAGGTGCATACCACCGCCTAACATATCAGGGTCTTGCAAAAGATGTCCCTGCTCGTTTGTACCGCTGGTCAACAACAAAGAACCGTTGGATCTATCTGGAAACAGATCGCCGTGCAGAGTTCAACGATCAACAACCAAAACTGACAGAATACACAACCAGCGCTCATCGTGTGTGGGCCCGAGAGGTAAAGTAAAATGGCATTCAAACGCGATGGATACTTCTACGATCAACAATTGAAGCGATATGTGCTTCAATTTATGGCAATCTTCACTGGGTTGCAAGTGCAGATTGGTAAGTGGAACGACAAGGATGAGCGGTTGATCTCTGTTCCTATTCACTACGCTACCCCCGACCGTGTCGTTGCTGCTATTCTAACAGATAATACGCAAAACAAACCGCTACGCCTACCAGTGATGAGTGCTTACATGAGCAACGTTGAACTTGCAACGGACCTAATGCACGGTACAGGATATGAGCGTCGCAATTCGTACGTTCCCGTTGGGGGGCTTGTTCCTGATGATATCAAGGTAATTCATCAGCGAATGCCCGTACCGTACAAGTTGAGCCTGGATTTGAACATCTACGCAAGCAATACAGACCAACACTTTCAAATGTTGGAACAAATTCTGACACTATTTGAGCCACAAATGACGCTGCAAATTTCAGATGGAATCTTCGATCAACAACGACTGACAAGCGTTCAACTGTCTCGCGTCAACGTTGATAGCAATTACCCAATTGGTCAAGACCGCCGAATTGTGCAGAGCACTCTGTCTTTCACGATGCCAATCGCACTGTCTATTCCCGCAGATGTACGAGCCGACTACGTCAACAAGATCCTCATCCGCGTTGCCGCTGTCGACACGATTGCAGATAACAGCTTTGAAATTATTGGCGACATCGACGGCCAGGGAATTCCGTATCAAGTACTCGCCGATGGCTCCACACTTACCGTGGACCAAATTTAATGGACGTTAGGGGCTTCCATATAAATATCAGCACCATTCATGAATATACAGGAGTGTCACGATGGCTAACCTAGTTTCTCCGGGCGTAAGTGTAACAGTTACAGATGAAAGCTTTTTCATCCCTGCTGCCGCTGCGACTGTACCATTGATCTTCATTGCAACCGCTGACGAAAAGAAGCGTCCTGATGGCGTTACAGATGCCGCAGGTACGTTCGAAAGCAACGTGATCCGTACTGTTACTTCATTGAAGCAAAGCACAGAGTTGTACGGTGTTCCTCGCTTTCTCACGGACACGTCGGGTGCACCACAACACGGTGATGTACGTAACGAGTACGGTGTATTTGCCCTGAACCAGTTCCTCGGAGTTGGCAATCTGGCATACGTCGTACGTGCAAACGTCAACTTGAATGACAACCTGACTGACATTCGTGCACAGTGGGATGTCAAAATGCAGGAAGCTGCATTCGTTCTGGAAAACCTCGTCAATGCATACTTGAACGAATACAACCAGACAAATGGTTTCATTCCAAGTACTGTTAACGCTGTCAACACGTTCTCTACGTCACGTATTGCTACAACCAGTACACTAGTTGGTGGGTCTCTATACACCAACGGTACGTATAACAACGTTCCTCTGACTGGTGGTGCTGGTTCCGGTGCAACGGCAACGGTTGTCGTAGCAGGCGGCGCAGTTACTTCTGTTACCCTGGTAAACAATGGTCATGGATACGCACCAACTAACATATTGTCTGCACTTGCTGCAAACATCGGTGGTACGGGTTCTGGTTTCAGCATCACCGTAGCTACAATCGGTGGCCTTGTGGGTGGTTCTCTATACACCAACGGTACGTACCTGAACACTCCACTAACTGGTGGTGCTGGTTCCGGTGCAACGGCAAACATTACAGTTGCTGGTGGTATCGTTACAGCTGCTGTAATCGTTAACCGTGGATCTGGTTATGCAATCGGCAACTCACTGTCTGCATCAATTCCAGGTGGTACTGGATTTAGCGTCGGTATTGCAACGCTAACAGGGTTCAAGGAAACTGTTAATCAAGCAACATTCCTATCGCTTGCAGCAACTGCAACTGCTCCTATTTGGGCAATGTTCTCGTTTGCAAATTCGCAAGCTTCGTTCACGAACGATTTCACGTCGTCTCCAAAGAACGTATACGCTAACGGTTATACTCTGCCACCAACTGGCACGTTCATCGGTCTAACCGGTGATGCACTTGATTGGGTTGCAAGCACACTTGGTAGCGTTGTTCCAACAGAATGGACCGCAGCGGAAGCTTCAACGTCTCTGTTGGGTGCTGCTGACAACTTCAAGTACACCGTTGACTTCAAGAACCAAACAAGTCTTGGCGCAAACGACGCAGCACGTCGTGTGGCTGTCGTTACAGCCCTTCAAGCTTCTGTCAATAGCAACACGGATCTGCGTTCGGAAACCTACGAATACAACCTGATCCTGTGCCCAGGCTTCCATGAAGTCGTTGACGAAATGTTGAACCTTCGTGTTGACATTCAAGAAGAAGCAATGGTCATTGCCGATACACCGTTCGATCTATCACCAGAAGATGTTGTCACATGGTCCGCTACGGTTGCACGTCGTACATCACCAGGTGTTGCGTACTACTACCCACACGGTTTGGCATCGAACCTAGACGGCAACGATGTATTCATCGCTGCTTCCGGTATCGCACTACGCACAATCACATACAGTGACGAAGTATCAGAGCTGTGGTTTGCCCCAGCAGGTACACGTCGCGGACTGGTGTCGGGCGTATCAGATGTTGGTTATGTTTCGGGCACACTGGGAACGGCAACAACGTTCAACGGTGTTGCACTGAACCAAGGCCAACGTGACAACTTGTACAAGTACTTCACAAACATCAACCCAATCGTGTT